CTCCATGGAAACTATTACTTAGTCAATATGCATTCTTTCAGTGAAGTTAAAGAAACTTTTACTGTAGAATTGTTACAAGTTAATAGTGTGAATGGAGTTTCACCTAATATGAAAATTAATGTTCACGTGTCTCAATTACAACCTTTATATCATGATGTTGGTTTATTAAAAATTCCCAATATTCCACCAAAAAGAGACATTAGAAAATTCTTTTTGAAAGAAAATGTTGCTTGTAAATCAACAGGTTTCTATTTATGTAGAGATAATGTTGGTTCGAAATTCACATTGAATCTTAAAAAGATATGTTATCTTGAGAATGCTTCAGTCACTGATCTGGTTGGTGTTAATGTGTGGAAAAGTTCGATTGTAGAGCGCTTACCACAAAATGGAGACTGTGGGAGTCTACTTGTTTTAGAAACTCCTCAGGGTTATATTTTAGGTGGTATCCACTTTGCAGGGAATGAACAGAATGGGAATGCTATAGCTATTTGTTTGAATCAGAAAATGTTTCCTGATGAAAAGGATTTGTACAGCGTCCAAGGTTCTACTCATGAATTTATTTCTTCTGAATCAGCACCTCGTGAGTTAGGTGATTTACACACTAAATCAATTGTGAGGTACTTGGAAGATGGATGTGCTGATGTTTATGGCTCTTTTGCTGGGTTTCAAGCTAAGATGAGGACAACAGTTGAAGATACTCCTATGAAGCCTTACTTAGAAAAGTTTGGATACAGTAAAAAGTATACTCAACCTGTTATGTCTGGCTGGGAACCCAAAAGGATAGCTGGAGCAAAAATGTTATTACCTGTGAATACTCTTGATGAGAATATTGTGCAGAAAGTTAAAGAAGGATATCTTCAAGATATTTTAAATTCTTTGAAGGATGATTCTTTAGATACTTTAATGCCTTATGATTTGTTCACAGCTATAAATGGAGCACCAGGAGTAGCTTTTGTTGATAAATTAAATAGAAATACTAGTGCGGGAGCACCATGGAGTAAATCTAAACGTAATTTTATGACAAAAATACCACCCCAGCATGGTCTTAATGAACCTGTTGAAATTCATGACGAGATTAAGAACCGAATGAAAGATATGTGTGAAAAATATTTGAATAACGAAAGATGTTATCCAAATTTTAAAGCACATTTTAAAGACGAACCAGTTTCATTTGAGAAAGCTAAACTCAAGAAAACTAGAGTGTTTACTGGAGCACCGATGGATTATACTTTGCTAATCAGAAAATATTTTCTTTCAGCAACGAAATTAATCCAAGAAAATCGCTTTGCTTTTGAGGCTGGCCCTGGAACAATAGCTCAATCCATAGAGTGGCAAGATATTTATGAGTATCTGACCAAATTTGGACAAAATCAAATTGTTGCAGGAGATTATGGTTCTTATGATAAGAGAATGCCTCCACAAGTTATGCTTGCTGCCTTTGATGTTTTGATTTCTTTGTGTGAATTATCTAATAATTATACAGAAGATGATCTAACTATCATGCGCGGTTTAGCTGTGGACACATGTTATCCAGTGATTGATTACTTTGGAGATTTAATCCAATTTTATGGTTCTAATCCCTCGGGCCATCCATTGACTGTTATTATTAATTCCATTGTAAATTCACTCTATATGCGGTATGTTTATTATAAGCTTAATGAAGTTAAGGAATGTACAACCTTTAGAGAAAATGTTAATTTATTTACATATGGTGATGATAATATTATGGGTGTGAGGAGAGAATGTAATTGGTTTAATCATACTTCCATTTCACAAGCTTTAGCTGAATTGGGTATTGAATACACTATGGCAGATAAACACACAAAAAGTATCCCTTATATTCATATTAAGGACGCTTCTTTTCTTAAGAGAAAATGGCGTCTTGATAAAGATGTAGGAGCTTATGTGTGTCCTTTGGAACATGATTCGATTGAAAAGATGTTAATAACATGGACAAGAAGTAAAAGTATTGTTTGGCAACAGCAAGCTATTGCTGTTTGTGCTTCGGCTAATATGGAATATTTCTTTTATGGTAAAGAAATATACGTAGAAAAACAAATTTTACTTAAGAACATGTTAAAAGATCTTGATATTGAGAATTGGATTGAGGATAGTACTTTTCCTTCTTGGAAGGAATTGTACGATAGGTTTTGGGGTTACTCTTGTTAACCCTGTTTTACGTCGAAGCTGAACGACGTTAAATATTTAGCATGTTATATGTAGTTACTGTATATTAAATGAATTTGTAATGTGTTGTAAATTTAATATAAGTGTGGACATGTAATATTCTTTGCCAGGGCGCTCCCCAAAATCCTTATTTAGGGATGGATTAGGCTGAGATCCAAAACATGTTACTCGATGTATAGTTGTGAGTTTGTCTATATATTTAAAAATAAAACTTTCTGAAAACCAATTAAATAAAAATTCCGGTGCTGGAGGCGAGGCTGGTGTCTCCAACAACACGGGCGCTACCATGGGTGGCGCGCCACAGACTA